TCGGTTGGCGATGTTGTTGGCGTAGCTCTTGACCTTGACAACGGCAAAATATATTTTTCTGTAAATGGATCGTATATTAACAGTGGCAATCCTGCGGCGGGAACAGGATTCTTGGCAAGCGGACTTTCTGGGACTTTTTTCCCTGCTATAAGCAGGTGGTCTAGAAGGCACAGTATTGAAGCAGACTTGAATTTTGGACAAAGACCCTTCAACACGTCGGCACCTTCTGGATTTAAAGCAATTTGTACCGCGAACCTTCCCGACCCGACGATTGCCGATGGTTCGGATTACTTTGACACCGCTTTGTGGAACGGAACTGGTAGTTCTCAACCAATTACCGGCTTAGAATTTGAGCCAGATTTCCTCTGGGGTAAGCGACGTAACCAAGCAGGCGACCATATCCTCATAGATTCGGTCAGAGGAGAAGATAAAATTCTTCATAGTAATGACTATCCTGCAGAGGATACAGATTCATCCATACTTACTAGCTTTAACTCAAATGGTTTTACTGTTGGGACTAACGTAGGTCTAAACAGTTCAGGCGTAAAGATTGTTGGCTGGGCTTGGGACGCCGGATCCTCAAACCCGGTCAGCAACACTGACGGAGACGTAACTTCTTCAGTTAAAGCAAATACAAATGCTGGTTTTTCAATTGTAAAATGGAATCCAAGCTCTAACGAGCAGAGTGTTGGACATGGCTTAAATGCGGTGCCAGAATTTATCATGGCTAAGGCTCTAGACAATGGACATAGTTGGCGTGTTTACCACAAAGATTTGACTTCAGGAAAAAATTTATTGCTCGACCAGCGTGACCGTGAGGATGCTTACACAGATCGAATTGACACCGTAAATTCAACTGTGTTTGATGGTAATCGCGGTTTAACAGGTTCAAGCCTAAATAACAACATCGCTTACTGTTTTACTTCTGTCGAAGGCTATAGCGCGTTTGGTTCGTATGAAGGCAATAATAATTCTCGTGGTCCCTTCATTTGGTTGGGGTTTAGGCCAGCATGGATAATGTATAAGGCAATTAATGAGAATACAGCGGCCGCTGACTGGTTCATACGCGATTACAAGCGCCTTGGATTTAACCATGCGACCGATTCACAAAACAATCCTGAGCTAGAAGCAAATGAAAATAATGGTGAAAACAACAATGGCCCTATAGATATTCTCTCTAATGGATTTCTGATTAAATCAAATAATCCTGGTCATAACACAGATGGCGAAAAGTATATGTATGCTGCATTTGCTGAAAACCCGTTCAAAGCCAATGGCGGGCTTGCTCGTTAAACTCACAAATAACTATGTTACAACTTGATGGTAAGACCCTGAAATACGACAGGGCATTTACACACAATGGAATCTCGTACCCAGCCAATTGGCTTCGTTTAACGACACTTGCTGAGAAGCAAGCCATCGGAATTGTTGAAATCGCTAACACTCCCAGGGAAACCTGGGATCAACGCTTTTACTGGGGTGTAGATAATCCTAAAGATCTTGACGAATTAAAGACTTTGTGGAAACAAGAGCAAAACAATACTGCATCATTACTACTTGCTCCGTCTGATTGGCGTGTAGTTAAAGCTTTTGAAGTTACTGACTACACTGTCGAGACTGAGTGGACAACGTACCGTGCTGCAGTCCGTACTGCGTGTAACACACGTCAAACTGAAATTGACAACTGTGCTGATGTTGCAGCACTTAAAGAACTTATTGACAACCCTACTACTACTTGGCCTGAACAACCATGATCACCCTTATCCGTCCAATCCTGTTTGCATTTCTGCAATCCGAACAAGTTAAGCGTCTTATTGTTGACCTGCTGACTAAACTGGCTGAGTCTACTGACAACGAAGTAGATAATGCTGCTGTTGAATTTATTAAAAACGGACTTTTCCCTTCTAAATAATGGACTGGGCAGATCCACCAAGCTTCCCTAGCCTAATTATCCCAGATGCCCCTGTAATGCCACCAACGGTGTTTGAGGTGCCCCGTGGTTCATTACCTAGTTACAAGCCACTTGTAGCGCCTCCTAACACCCTTAGACCGCCACCAGGAATTAAACCTATAGAACTAAAAGACGAACCCCCTTCGTCAAAACCAAAATCAACTAAACCACCCACACCACCCGAAGCACAGATAGTAGAGATTCCATTTACGGATGTTGAGGTTCCTATGCCTTCTACTACTATCATGACAACTGCAGCAACGACGGCATTTATTAGTGTCGCCGCCACCCTTACTGCAACATCATTATTTAAATGGCTGGTCAAAGTATTTAAACCACTATTCAAACAGATATGGACCAAGCTAACAAAAAAGAAGAATCAAAAAGCTTCTTAGCCAAAGTTAAAGAAAACACTGAGGATGAGATACAAATCCTCGGCACTTTTGTACGTTTAGGTGTTGTGGTCTGGAGTGGTTTTATTATCACTCTTAACTATGTAGACCTCCCAATGATCAAAAAAGGTCAAAGCGGAGGCGACATAACATTTGTAGCCTCGGTCTTTACCGGGGCGTTAGCTACGTTTGGCTTGACAACATCTAACAGCAAAGCTGCTTCTAACAAACCCGACCCTAAAAAAAAAGAAGAATGAAACGTCTTATCTTGCTGTTGATGTTAGCCAGCCCAGCCGCCGCTAACACAATTACTCCAAACTTCACCCAGGGTAGTATGCAATCCACCACGACTACCACTGTTGACATTGATCGTACTATTACGACAAACATCTATGGTGGTGACTATGACTCATGGTCTGGAACAAATGTGACGCCAAGTGGCGACATCTTGGATTCTTCAACAACTTATTCCGTACACACAGCGGGCGATCAGTTTCAACTGGAAGTTGTGAGTCGGTCAGCAGGCGTAGTGGAGAACATTGTCATCGACGAGGTCATTACACAAGAATCTACTACTACCTCGCTGTCTATCTTCTCTCAGTAACTCCTGCATTTGCTAACAACGATCCAAAAGTACAAAACACATCATCTCCGGTGGCCGCGGCAACTGGCAATGTGACTAATTCAGCCGTGCAATTCCAAAACAACGGAGCACCGTCACGTCAATACTTTGCACCAAACAACAGTTGCAACGGTACAACCATGCAGGTATCTCCATTTTACATGGGTAGTGACACCATTCCGTATGGAGGCACGTACACACGCAGTGGTAACTGGGGTTTGCAACTAAATTTTGCTGTGCCTTTGGATGGAGGGATGATTGAAACTTGCAAAGCTATTGCACGTAAGCATGAACAAAAAATGCGTCTTGATTACGAACTTGTTCGTGCAATTAAATGTACAGAAATTATGAGAAAAGGGTTTACTTTTAGACCCGGCAGTCGTGTCGAAGTTCTTTGTCACGACATTGTACCTATTGTCTCCCTAACAAAAAATGATTGAAGCGGTTGTACCGGTTGCTGTTGCAATAATCGGTGCCGGTGCTGCCTTGACAAACCGTGTACATGCACGGATTACAGAGATGGACCGACGCTTAGACACCTTTGAACTGCGTGTAGCTACCAGCTACGTGCCAAAGGATGAATTTACAACAGCAATCCAAAAAATTGAGGATCACATGATCCGCATCGAGACTAAAATTGACAAAATTGTGATGAAAAATGGCTAGCAAAAAGAAAGCCACCGAGGATCAATTTAACGAACTGCATAATCTAGTCACCAAAGAGTTTCTCAGCCGGATTAAGTCCGGTGAAGCGTCTACACAAGACCTAAAAGCTGCCTGTGACTGGCTGAAAACCAACGATATTAGCGGTGTTGCACTGGAAAGCAGCCCTTTGGCAAAGTTGGCAGCCATTATGCCAGAAGTTGATCCTGAACTTGTACAATCTAGGCTGCATGGCCGATGAAAACATCTACGTACTACAAACAAAACCCTGCTGCACGCAAACGCCGCCTAAAACAGCAAGGTGACTACAACAAAACTAAAAAGGGACTTATGATCCGTACTGCTGCTAACAAGCTAAACAGAAAGCTTGGCACATACGGTAACGGAGACGGTAAAGATGCCTCACACACTGGACCTGGCAAAGGTAAAACAGAGACAGCATCTACTAATCGCCGTCGTCCAAGAATGAAGCAACGCTACGCATGACCCCTTTACTTCCAACGCCTGACCACTACTTACAAAACCTTATAACCATGACGTCCTCTGAAGCCAAGCGCCTTTGGAGGCGCAGCATCAAAGAACACTTTGGATGCACATGTGTTTATTGTGGAGAGACCTATGAATTACACGAACTTACTTTGGATCACGTTCACCCTAGAACCTTTGGTGGTGAAGATATTACAAGCAATCTCGTACCTAGCTGCAAACAGTGTAATCAGGCAAAAGGAAGTACACATTGGTTGTCTTGGATGAGACAAACATTTGGAATTAACAAACTCAGAGAAACTCTTATTTTTTCGCACATTAACTGATGGCACTTACTAAAAAAGACGCTAACGCTAAATACGACAAGCTTCGAAAACAACTTAAAGCTGGAGACATTACTAAAGAACGATTTAAACAAGCTGCAGATCGTATCTACAAGATGTATCACAGCGATGCAAACAAAGCTACTCGCAACGCAAAGCCTGCTATTAAAGCAAAAATGCCTGGTGGCTCTACTCGTGCTGAAGTTGAAAAGTCATTTAACAAAGCAAAAGCTATCAACAATTTTGTTGGACCTGGCGGATCACGAACTCGTGAAGACTTGAAACGTTCAGAGTCTGAATACAACAAATCTAAACCCAAAAAACCTTCACGCAGTAGTTTCCCAGCGGGCCGTGCTGGTGCATCTAAATATGCTGCAGCACTTCGTAAGTACAATAGCACAAACCCTAAACCACGTCGTTCTCGTTTAACTACTGCACAACGTCGTCGGGCACGTCGCGGAGGTCGTGGCTGATGGCAAAACGTACTTACAATCGTCGCGGTCGTCAAACCGCAAAAACTCCTATTCGTAACGATGGCCGCGGCCGTACACAACGTCAAACTGCAGCACGTGTTGCACGTGAAACTGGTTCTAAAGATCGTGTAACTCGCGGTCGTGGTGTAACTCGTACCCGTACTGGCGCACCTCGTGGTGCACAAGGTCCACGTACCGCTCCTGTACAAGGACCTAGCCGTCGCACACCTACAGCCATTGGTGGCGACACTGGAAGGCGTGGTGGACCTAATCAACCAGCTAGAAGTGGACCGCCAAGGCCCGCAGGTCCAAAAGCTGGCCGTGTCGGAAGTCAAATCCGTACTGCTGCAAAGGTTGGCACCCTTGTTAACCCACGAGCTGACTTGCCAGCCAAAGCGCTTGCTGCAGCATCACTAGCAATGGACGCTGCAAAAGCGTTGCGTGGTAAACCTACTGCTAAAAAAGGCACTGGCAAACCCATGGCTAGCATGGGCAAAGACTACAAGAAAAAAGAAAAAGAACTTGGCCGTAAAGCTGCCGCTTCTAACTTTGACCAAGCTTTTGCCAAAGCACGTAAAGCTGGCAAAAAAACATTTACGTGGCGTGGTAAAACCTACACTACCAAAATGAAGTAAATGAACAACGTCCTTGAGGCGTTGCAGAATGATTTCAAGCTGTTTCTACAAGCACTGTGGCAGCAGCTTGATCTGCCCTCCCCTACCCGTGCCCAATATGCAATCGCAGACTATCTTCAACATGGACCTAAACGTCTACAGATACAAGCTTTCCGTGGTGTGGGAAAATCATGGATTACTGGAGCCTTTGTTCTGTGGACGCTTTTCAATAACCCTGAAAAAAAGATAATGATCATATCCGCATCTAAAGAACGTGCGGATAACATGTCTATCTTCCTACAAAAACTAATTATTGAGACACCTTGGCTATCTCACCTACAGCCTAAATCAGATGACTCCCGCTGGTCCCGAATCTCGTTTGACGTTAATTGCAGCCCTCACCAAGCTCCGTCTGTTAAATCAGTCGGGATCACGGGTCAGCTGACCGGAAGCCGGGCTGATTTAATGATTCTTGACGATATTGAGGTTCCTGGCAACTCAATGACTGAGTTAATGAGGGAAAAGCTACTACAATTGTGTACAGAAGCTGAATCAATCCTTACTCCTAAAGAAGATTCACGTATTTGCTACCTTGGTACACCCCAGACATCCTTCACTGTTTATTCTAAGCTAGCTGAGAGGTCCTACAAGCCCTTTATTTGGCCTGCTAGGTACCCTAGGAAGGTAAGCCAGTACGAAGGCCTCTTAGCGCCGCAGCTAGTGGCCGATATAGACAACGGTGCTGAACCGTGGAACGTAACTGACCCTGATCGCTTTGCAGATGACGACCTCATTGAACGTGAAGCAGCTATGGGTCGGTCCAACTTCCTTCTCCAGTTCATGCTGGATACCTCCCTTAGTGACAGTGAAAAATTCCCACTTAAGATGGCTGACCTCGTGGTCACTGCCGTTAATCCTACTACCGCTCCTGACTCAATCATCTGGTGCTCAGACCCACGAAACGTCATTAAAGAACTCCCAACGGTTGGTCTACCTGGAGATTATTTCTACAGTCCAATGCAGCTCCAAGGTGAATGGCACCCTTACGCCGAAACAATCTGCAGCGTTGACCCGTCGGGTCGAGGCACAGATGAGACGGCTGCAGCTTTTATTAGCCAACGAAACGGTTTCCTGTACTTGCACCAGATGTGTGCTTACAGAGACGGATACTCAGACACAACACTTCTGGACATTCTGAGACACTGTAAGAAATACAACGTAACCAAACTGGTTATTGAAACTAACTTTGGTGATGGCATCGTAGCTGAGCTGTTTAAAAAACACCTTCA